CTTTCTTAACAGGATCCTTATAATGCAATCCCATTTGCTGCAGTGAGTCGGTAAAGTTGGTCGCCCACTTCGGCCCAGTCTCATCTTTGAATATTTCGTTGTCGTGATCCCATTGACGGCGTAATGCCTTAAGACCTTTCCAGCCCGTATTCTTTGCCAGCTCGCCAGTATTGCCTGATAAATCAGTATCACAGCGCACTTTATCGATCCATATACGCGGGAATATCATTTTAAGTGCTTCAACACTGTCAATTTTACGCTTAACACGTTCTTTGATTTCAAACTTAATGCCCATTGACTTGGCTATCTCTACGCGGCTCCTGGCATTGGATCCAAATAATTCACGTACAGCAAGATCATGCGGCCCTATATGCTTCTCGTATCGAATGCCGTACTTGTCTGCAAAGTTCTGCAGCCATTGAACGTAATGCTCAATACCATTGTCACGGTTTGCATAGCAGGCAATCATGCGTAATTCTTTACGGAATGGTTGCATAAGCCAAATAACCATATCGTCATTAAGGCCAAGATCCCAAAACGTGTATACAGGTAAATGCTTTTCGATAGGGATATTGCAATACCGCCCCTCTTCGATAAGTAGTTCGATCTCCTTCTTGTATACCATGCCTTCGGCTAGAGCATCATCAGGCGCTTGCTGGTATTGGGCGCTAAACATATATTTATCTGCAGCTTCCATCTTCAATAACACCTCAGTTGGTTCTTTGGCAGGCCAATAGCTGCAGCGTTCACCAGTAAAACCGGTGTCGCTTATACATGCTGCTCTCATTGCTAGCGGTAGATTATCAACATATTCTTTGTCGAGCAAAGCTGGCAGGGTAAAGCGCTCGTAATCATCCGGTGATTTGTCACTTAATAGGAAGTCTGTGCTGTCACCATTGGCTATACGTTGCTGCACCATAATGATTGGCGTTTCATCATGTGCAAGCCTGGAGCGTACAACGCGGTTAAGCATTACATTATTCTTTGCCATAACTTCGCGCTGTTCTGCTACTTTTGGGGGGAGTGGATCATCAAGAATTAAAGCGCCGGTAAACTCTTCCATCATAAAACCGGCACGCCTACCAGTTACCTGGCCATTGATACTGGTGCCAAACATGCGATGTTGATTGCCGTTTTCGTCGATATATTTCCAGTTAGACTTACCTTTGGTGTCAGCTGCCAGCTTCATAGGCCACAGCTCTTGGAATTCTTCACTGTCTAAGATTTCCTTTACTCGACCGGCGTTTTCTTTAACCAGCTCATCAGAGTACGATAAAGGAAACCATCGCGTCGGTCGCTCAGCCTCAATACATTTGATTATGCACCAGGCTGGCCAGTGAATAGACCATATCTCTGTCTTAGTGGATCCTGGTGCAACATTGACAATACCGCGCTTAATCTCATCACGGTATACACGCTCTGCCAGTTCGCACTCATAAGTATGATGCCAGTTCTTTTTAAAGTACTGGCCTTGCAGCAGCTGGAACCAAATGCGAATAAATGCCTCAAAGCTGCCCTGGCTCATTGCCTTAACAGCTAACTTTTCAGCATTGTCCATTTCATCCCAGCGTAGCATTGATTAAATTGCTTCATGCCAAGTGGTGTGATTGCAGGTAGCAGGTTTACTTTCCTGCTTATCGGTTGACTTATCTTTCTTGCCAAAAATTCGATCGAAGTTATCGTTAAACTTCTGCTTATCACGCTTGCGGTGGTGGCTGCCCTTACCTTTGAATTCACTCATCTGCTTCGTGCCACTGAAAAATTGTTGTGCCTGGGTTATTTAATGCCTTGGCTATATCAAGCTCAAGACTGCGTATTTGATCAGCTCCAGTTATAGGGGTTAATAATCCCACATTAAAACTTCTGATCTCATCATGCTTTTCAGCATCATCAAAGTTAAGGGTTAACGCGTACTTGTGCGGCCCCTCATTTAGCTCTGTAGTCATAATTGCTCCAGTATGCTTTCCATCGCCTTAGCTATTTCAGGCGCTTTTATTGTTGTATCAACGGCTAAAGGTTTGCCGTCCTGGTTACCTATATCGACTTTAGTGGCGGCTTTCCATCCTAATAGCTCAGCCATTTGCTTAGTGGCGGCTAGTGAGTCATGCATTTCTAGCTTGGGGCCATTCTTTGTAGCGGTGATTGATTTGATTGAAGCTGCTCCAGCTGCAGTTAATTCATTGCTATTCTTGATCCGCCATATAGTTTCCACGATATCTTTGCCGTTTTCATCCTGGCCCACTACGCACTCTTTGAATTCAGCGATATCAGTAATGGTTACGCCAGCAACTAAAGACAGCCTTTCGAGGGCTTCTGTCTTTGTCATAACAGCGTTTTCAGCAGCTTGCTTTAGTATTGCGTTGTAGAACGGCCTCACCTTAACGTCGCTTAACATACGGCTTGCTGCGGCGTCTTGTGCGTTTTCAGTCTTTGCTTTGCCTCCTGCGTCAATGTAAGCCTCTCGCTGGCTCATATCGGTGGTGGTTAAAGCAATGACGTACTTATACTGTAAAGAGGTTAGTTTTTGAGCAAGTGATAGCAGCTCTTCTGTTAACTCAATCTTTACCGCCATAATGATTAATCCTTCTTACGTGAATAAAGTGTTTTGCTGTATTGCTCGGGCTCTTCAATAACGGATCCGATTAAATTAGTATTTTTTTTTATGATCTCGCCAACCAGGTATATTGATCGCGTGCCGTTATGGGCGGCTATACCGGTTATTGCTGAGGTAAGGAGAAAGTCTACTTTGAAGTACTGGCAAGTCATTGCGACGATTATACCAACAAACCCACTAATGATTGTTTCAATTATCCATCCGAAGAATGTCGGCTTATTGCCTTTAAGTGATGTCAGGTAGCGCACAGTACCAGCCCAAAATGAAACAAAAAGGATCCAAATGTAACCAAATACCCCGTATTCATTAAGTCTTTCCATAAAACTGATTACATCTTGTGGCATGAATATATCCCTGCTATCTAATTTCTGTTGGCTTTTCATCATGTTATCACAACTCTTTTAAATTCTAACTATTACAGCTAGTGGGTGAATGTCATTTTTATGAAGTGCTAGTATATCGATATAATAAGCAATCAAACAATACCGGCGTTATTGGGGTGACTTCATCACCTACCCCTTATGGGTGTTAGTTAAAGTGTTAATTAGCATTTCACTTCTTCATGCTATCGTTAAATTTAAACGGCCTAGACCTACTCATAGCTATGATAGTTTCCGCAAAATGGTAGACGTATTCATTTAAATCAACAGTTCCGTCATCCTGCTCTTTAAGCTCAAACCCAGAGTTTAAAGCAGCCCTTTTTATTCTCTCTCTATCCAAATTCATATTCATCTCTCTTATTCCTTATAAGTATTAATTAAAACGTGTTATTCATCGTAGGGATGAAAGGTTATTTAGTTAGATGCTTATCTATGGCTTGTATAGCCTCTGTTAAAAAGCGCATCCTTTCATGGTCTTCAAAAGCGCCATCGCCCTCAGTGTCTTCTGTGTAATAAACCGTTTCATCCCCACAGTCAGGCGAATCCGCTCTAAATTCACCATGCCTTAATCTTAGATAGCCAACTTGCTTTTCATCCTTATAAACATCGTACTGCTCAGGGCAAGCGCCACAGGTTAGCTGTAACTTATATCCGTTGATTTCCATCTATCTATCCCTCTTATGCATAGCCCTTATGGGTTAATGCTGTTTAGTCGCAGGCCAAAGGTTACTTATGTGGCCGGTATCAAATATGGAAACCATACCGCCATCATCTTTTTTGGCGGGCTTACGCTTGTTGCGTGGCTTTTGCGGCTTGCCAGTAAAGCGATGCCTGGTTGCGCAAGCTTTGTTATAAAACAAACCCCAGCCTCGATTGATATCCACTATCCTTACTTCTTTCTTTTTTCCGCAGCCGCATTTGCAGGTAATCACTGTGGTGGAAGCCATTACAGCGACCACTCAGCAATACGAACGTCATCACCAAAACGATTTTGAACAGTAATCATCTTGGTTTTAATCAGATGGCCCTGGCGGCGTAACTCGCTAATTCTGGCAGGCGCTTCAAGTATTCCCAGCTCATCCCAGGCTTTTAACCGCATAAGCTTGCGGCCAGTCTGCAGATATTCCAGTAATCTATCAGCTTGGCTTTTCTTTTTTACGGTATTCGATGGCTTCATAATAATCTCGCAATCAAGTAACTAGCAGACAAGCCTCCAACCGCTGCAATAAACACAGCAATTGAGACTCCTAAAGTAATAATCAGCTCCTGGCGAATCATTAACGAGGCCTTTTTGAAAATAAGCTTCTTGTGGGTTTGCGGCGACTCACGCCAGAAACAATAACCTCCTTTTCTCGCTCGGTTTTCTTGGCTTTTGAGTTTAAATAAATGACTAAAGTGATCACTGCGCCAGCCAGTTGCGTCCATTCATCAGCAGTCACGCAGCTAATACCGCAATCTGCAATGGTATTAATGATGCTGTAGACAATGGGAGATATTACACCCACGCCAATTGATTCCTTTACGCCGGTTTTTGGCTTGGTGAACAGTTCCGCCAGCTTTGGCAGTGTTGGGATTAAAGCTAAAAGTAATTGTAGTGGCATAATTGCCTCCGTTTTATTATTGATTTTTATTAAACGATTTCGATATGGGGATAATCCCAACCATGAAAAGTTACGGATCCGAACGTGCCGCCCCACTTGATTTCCACGCT